GGAGAAGAGAGAAAAGATAAACAACGCAAGCGCAGTCATAGATGAAAAGAGAAAAGCTAAAGAAGAGAAAGCAATAGCCGACTTACAAAAGAAAAAAGAAGATGCGTTAAAAGCAGAAGAGGAAGCGAAAAAGAAAAAAGAAATCTTTGATAAAGACAATGAAGAGCGGGCTAAAGAACTAAGAGAAAAAGAAAAGAAGCAAGAGGATAACGATAGGGAAAGAAGAAAATCTTTAAATGAATCAGACCGTGAAGAGTACGCTGCTAACATTGAGGATTTAAAATCTATCAAAGATGATGAGTTATTATCTGAACAAGAACGATTTGCAGCTATTGACGAACTAAATAAAAAAGGTGTTCTCTCAGCACAACAAGCGGCAGATGCAAAGATTGCTATTTTTACCGCAGAATCACAATCGAGAATAGATACTATTGCAGCTATTGGAGATGCCTTAGCAGGGTTTAGTATGTTAGCCAAAGAACAATCGGTTGAGGCTAAAGCGTTAGCGACTGCCAATGCTTTAATTAATACTTACTTAGCAGCAAATCAAGTCTTAGCAGATAAGACACTTCCAACGGTTGCCAAAGCATTTGCAGTAGCGGGGATAGTTGCAGCGGGTTTAGCTAATGTTAGGAAGATAAATTCAATCGACCCAACTGCACCAAGTGGTAGTGGTGGCGGTGGGACTCCAAGTCTTCCTCCTGTTATCAGACCTTCATCTTCCTTCACTCGGTTAGGTAATGAAGAGCCAATAAGGACAACTAATGAAGGCGGCAAGGTAAGAGTGTTTGTAACTGAATCAGACATAACAAACGCTCAAGAGAAGGTAAATAGCATCAAGACGAAAGCGACAATTCAATAATACTAAAACTCAATAATTTATATTTAAGGTTATGAATTTACCATTGTTTGAATTAACAATAGACGATAACGAAGAGAGCGGAGTAGATTTTATCGCATTGGTTAAAAGTCCTGCTATCGAGTTGGAGTGGCAAGCGTTTAACGATGTTGATAGTTATTCAGACTATCCAGAACAAGCAAAAGAGAACGCTAAAATTGCTTTGAGATATGCAGAAGAAAATGGATGGGGAGATTGCGGAACTGAAGTCGGAAAAGCAAGAGCAAATCAATTGGCAAAAGGCGAACCGATAAGTAGAGATACCATCGCAAGAATGGCAGCATTTGAACGCCATAGACAGAACTCACAAAAAGAATTAGGAGATGGATGCGGAAGATTGATGTGGTTAGCTTGGGGAGGAGATGCAGGAGTTGAATGGGCATCAAGAAAATTAAAAAGCATAGATAAAGAATCTAAGTTTGCGTTCAAAGCAGATAAGGAAAAGAAAATCATAAGTGGTGCGGCAATGATTCCAAACATTCCTATCCTTAGGAAGCGTGAAGATGGCTCACTTTATAACGTATTCTTTAAACCAGAAACTATTGAGAAAATAGTTGAGAGATTCTTTAAGCACGACTATACAAAGAACTTTAACAAGTCGCATAGTTCCGAGATAGCAGAAGGAGTTTACTTGATAGAGTCTTTTATTATCAATTCTGAACGTGGAATAATGACTCCTAAAGGTTATGATAAAGTACCTGACGGCACTTGGTGGATTTCTTGCAAAGTTGAGAACGAAGAAATTTGGCAAGACTTCATAAAGACAGGCGAATTTAAAGGATTTTCGGTCGAGGGAATCTTTAAGCATAGCAAGTCGCAAGACGATGAAATTGTCGAGGCTTTACTTGAATTAATTACTAATTAAAAAAATATAAATATTATACATTATGGAATTAAAAGACCTAATCAAAAAAAACCTACCCGCTTTGAAAAAGATTCTTTTCGAAGAAGAAAAAGTTGAGGTAAAGATGGATGAAGCCAAACTAAGTGATGGCGTTACCATAGTTAAATGGGAAGGAGAACTTGCAATGGGTTCACCTTTGTATGTGATTTCAGAAGAAGGCGTAACTCCTGCACCAGACGGAACTCACGAACTTGAAGATGGCAGAGTGATTGTATCTCAAGACGGACTAATTACTGAGGTTAAGACTAAAGAAGAAGAAGCAGAAGACGAGGGAGAAACTGAAATCGAGATTGAGAACTTTGCAAAAGTAGAAGATGTTAAGAGCATCGAGGTAAGACTTTCAGCTATTGAAGCAGATAGTACCGCTAAGACTTTAGTTGCTAAGTTTGAAGCATTAAAAGCAGAGAACGACACCTTGAGAACAAGTCTTAAATTAATGTTCGAAGTTGTAGAAAAAATCAGCGGAGAACCAGAAGAAGTGGAAGTGATTGAGCCAGAGAATAAGGATAAGAAAAAACTTGATTTATTTAATTCAATCGAACAAGTATCAAAAATTTTAAACAAAAAATAAAAAAATTATGGCATTTAATGTAACAGGCTTATTAGCCTACACCAAACCAAACGAGCGTGAACTAATGATTCAATCATTATTCACAGCTAAATCTATTCAGTTGGCAACTAAGATGCCAAACGTGAAATCTACAATGCAAGTAAACGTGATGGATACTGATGCAGTATTTCAAGCGGGTGCATCTTGCGGATGGAATGCAAGTGGTACAACCGTGTTCTCAAACAGAACTATGACCGTTGCTCCTATTAAAGTTCAAGAGGCATTATGCCCTAAAGACTTAGAAACAAAGTATCTTCAGTTGTTATTACCTTCTGGTTCAAACCCTAAGACCGTTCCTTTCGAAGAGCAATATGCTACTTTGAAGACAGGTTTAATCGCTGAGCAATTAGAAACTGCATTTTGGCAAGGTAACACTTTATCTGGTAACGGAAACTTAAACAAGTTCGATGGTGCTTTAAAAATCATTGATGCAGCAAGTGGAGTTATCGAAGCTAACGTAAGTGGTTTTATGACAGGTGCGCCTTATAGCGTATCAGGTGGAATTACTCCTTCAAATGCCATCGCAATTATGCAAGGTATTTACAGAGCCATTCCTGTTGAATTGTTAGGTAAAGAAGACTTAAGAATCTTCGTAGGAATGAACACTTTTAGAGCCTATCAAATGGCTTTAACAAACGCTAACTTGTTTCACTACAATACAGACGCGAGCAATGGTAGTTTTGAAATCGTTATACCGGGAACTAACTTAACCGTAGTAGGTGTAAATGGTTTGAACGGAACTAACAGAATCATCGCTATGAGAACTTCTAACTTATTCTTTGGCTGCGACATCGCTGACGAGGAATACAAGTGGGAAATGTTCTATGCAGTTGAAGCTATGGAAGTACGTTGGAACGTAGAGTTCAAAGCAGGCGTTCAGATTGCTTTACCAAACGAGATTGTTAAATTCACTTTAGCTTAGTAAACTATGCCTTGCGCAATAACATCAGGATTTACCATCGATTGCAAGGATGCAGTCGGTGGTCTTAAAAACATTTACTTAGCGACAGGCGTAAGTGGTTCAACAATTACCTCAAGCGTAAGTGGTGGAGTAAGTTTGGTATCTGGAGTTACCTTTTACAAATACGAATTAATGCCGCAAGGTGCTGATTCATTTGAAGAGGCAATTCAATCTAATCCTGCCAATGGAACAATCTTCTACCAACAAACGGTAGTAGGTAACTTCCCTAAGATGAGTCAAACAAGCAGAAATAAGTTTCAAGCGATTGCACAAACTAAACCTTTAGTTGTAATCGAAAAGAAAGATGGAACTTATTGGTTACTTGGACAAGTTTATGGATGTGAAGTTACGGCAGGAAGTCATTTATCAGGTTCAGCAATGGGAGATTTTAATGGGCAAACACTTACTTTAGTAGGTAACGAAGCCAACCCTGCGCAACAATTGACCTCGATAAGTGCAATTACAATCGGAGTTTAGTTGTTTTTTTCATATTTAGTTGTTGGAAGAGCCACTTGGAGTAAAATCTGAGTGGCTTTTTTACTATCAAAGGACTTATTTATATTTAATGATATGATTAACCTTAATTTTGGGAACAATAATGTAGCCTTAACGCTAAAAGAAAGCACTACAATATCAAATCCTAATTATTTATTTCAGTTTATCAATGCTACTTCACTTGAGGAAGTGGTTTTTATTGCCTCTGATACATCAAATTTCAAAGATAGATATAACTTATTCGTCATCCAATTGGTTAACGCTAATGCAAAAGATTTATTAACGGGTAAGATTTACTTAAACGATACCGGTTATTGGACTTATAACGTCTATCAGCAAGCAAGTCCTACTAATTTAAACTTAGAACTTACAGGGGCTTTAGTTGAAACAGGAAAAGTCCTATACAATTTTACTCAAGACGATACAATAGAACTCGAACAAGATAATAAAGTGATAATTTATGGCTGATTATAGTACAAGTCAACGAATCGGATTTAGTGCTGAACCTTTGAGTTCGTACCAGATACCTTTGTTTACTAAAGATAGAAGGAACGAATACGTTAACTATGGCGAGGATAATAACTATCCTCAATACTTATGTGATTTATTTAATCGTTCAGCAAAGCATAACGCTATCTTAACCGCAAAACAAAAGTGGACTTACGGCAAAGGTTTAAAGGTTCGTAAAGACGAGAACTTGGATTCAATGATAAAGGCTCAACAACTTTTGTCAAAGCCAAATCAATTTGAAAGTCTAAACGACATCTTTAAAAAATTAGCATTAGATAAGAGATTGTACGGAGGTTATGCTCTTCAGATTATTTGGGATAGAGGCGGTCAAAAGATTGCTAAGATTTTTCACGTTGACTTTTCAAAAGTTCGTAGTTCGGTAGATAATTCTAAATTTTTTTACTCAAATAATTGGGCTGATAAAAAAGAGCAGATATTAGAATTTAACGCTTTTAACCCAGACAGAAGAAAAGGTTTACAACTTTACTACTGCAAAGATTACAGACCAACGCTTAAGACTTATCCTTTGCCTGATTACATTGCAGCCGTTCCTTATATTGAAGTAGATGTTGAGATTGCAAACTATCACAGAGCGAACATTCAGAACGAGTTTTTCTTTGGAGGTATTCTTAATTTTAATAACGGAGTTCCAACCGACGAGGAGCAAAAAGATTTAGTTCGTAGAATCAATCGCAAACATCAAGGCACTAACAATGCAGGAAGATGGATTATAAACTTTTCTGATGGAGCGGACAAAGCACCGAATGTTATTCCTATTCAACCTAATGACTTAGACAAGCAATTTGATATATTAAATAAGACGGTTCAAGAAGAGTTGTTTGTAGCACACCGAGTTACTTCTCCGATGCTTTTAGGGATTAAGACTGAAGGACAACTTGGAGGCAGAACCGAGATGGTGGATGCTTACAAGTTATTTGACTTGAACGAGATTAAGCCAGACCAACAACACTTTGAAGAATTGTTTAATTACTTTGCTGCGATAAATGGTGCGAGAGATGCTTACGAAATTTTGCCTTTAGATTTACCTTCTCCAACCTTGAGTGAAGATACATTAGTTAAGGTTGCGACTGAATCTGAGTTAAGAATAATGTTAGGTTTACCCGCAGAAAAACCAAAGAACGAAGTAGTAGTAGAAGAGAAGCAAACCTTTGCAAAAGAGTGGACAAAGGACATCGAAGTCTTTGCTCAATTTGGCGAGAGTGCAGATGATTACATTGAAATAACTTCAACACAAGTTCATTTATTTGAGGATGCTGAACTATTCGAAAGACAACTTGAAGCAGGAGAGTTGCAAATGTTAGACGAGGGAAGACAAAAGTTTGCAGAAATCGAAGCGAACACTCCAGAAGAAAACAAAGTCTTAGAGTACGTTAAAAAGAACCCTATCTCTACCAAAGCTAACATAGCAAGAGAAACAGGATTAACAGAGAGTCAAGTTGAAACTATTATCAATTCTTTAAGAGCGGCATCAGTTCTATCATTAGTTGAAGGTGCTTGGAGTATTAATAATAAAAGACCTTCTAAGGCATTAGTCGATAGGATAGCTGATGAGATAAAAAGTCTTGAAGTAAAGTACAAGTATGTCGGACCGAAAGATAGTAAGAATAGAGAATTTTGCGCAGCACTTTTAGACCTCAATAAAGTTTATACCAGAAAAGAGATTGATACTATTTCTAAAAGAGTAGGATACAATGTTTGGAATAAACGTGGAGGATGGCAAACGATAAAAGGGACTGATATTCATCTTCCATTTTGCAGGCATACTTGGAACTCGGTTTTAACACAGAAAAAGAAAAGATAAATGGCACAAGTTTTATTTATATCCGAAGAAACTCTTAAAGAGAATAGCGTAGTAAGTGCTAACGTTGACCCGAAGTTGTTTAGGTCGGCAATCACAGACGCTCAAGATATGTATTTACTGCCTATCTTGGGAACTAATCTCTATAATGATTTAGTTACAAGTGTGAGTGGGTTTGCAGTATCGGGGACTCCGATTTCAGTACCTTATCAGACCTTACTTGATACCTATATTAGACCTTGTTTAGTTAAGTATTCTTTGTTTAGAATGGTTATCACGTTAAGTTATAAGTTTCAGAACAAAAATGTAGGCGTAAAATCCAGCGAATTTAGCCAACAAGCGGGTTATTCTGACTTAACTAAGTTAAAGGAACAGAGTTTAAACGATGCAGAAGTTTACGCTGAAAGATTGAGCAACTTCCTTTTAGCTAATAACGCAACTTATCCGAAGTATTTAACGCAAGAAAACGCTAATATTGCAACTATCTTCCCTAATAAAAACAACTACACAAACGGGATGTTCTTAGGCGATGATTGTGATTGCGATAATATACCGGCAAGAATCAAATATTCAGGTAATACTTTTAGATGTTAAAAATATGGCAAGATTAAAAGGTAGTGCAAACAAGAAAAACGAAGAGTTATTAAGAATTTACTTAAGTAAAAATGAATACAAGTCTAAATCAGGTAGTAAAAAAGTTAGAGGGTATAGCGCAAAACCATCTCCAGATAAAGGGGTT